TAGGCACAGGTTCTAATTCAGGACAACAATATGCCACTCGACAAGGGGTTTATACTAAAGTTGGAAGAGCGGTAACTGTAACTTGCTTAGTAACTTATAGTAATAAAGGAACTTTAGGCGGTGATTATATGAAAATAACTGGACTACCATTTACTCCAGCAGCAGATCTTTCATATCAAACTGCAGCCACCCAGGCTGTATCTCATAATATAAGTACTAGTGGTGCGTCACCATCAGCAGCAGTATATGGTAATAATGCATTTGCTTATCTATTCGAACAAGGAAATGACGGAGTAGCACAATATGCAACATCACGAGCAGACAATGACACTCAATGGAGATTTACTATAACTTATCAAATTTAAAAGGAGAAAACAATGGCAATAACAAAAGAAACAGTAGTAGCAAAAATAGAAGCAGTTAATGAATATAGGCACGTTCAAATTGCGGAAGATATTGTTATTAAAGAAGATGGAACAGAAATATCTAAAACTAGACATAGACGAGTTTTACAATGTTGTACTTTAGATAATGATAAAAATAAAGTTGACACAGATGTTTCTAGTGAATCTTCTGAAATACAAGGTATTTGTAGTTCTGTTTGGACTAACGAAATTAAAACTGCTTATGCTGCAAAGTTAGCATCTGAAATAGCATAAGGATAACCTATGACCAGCACAATTAAAGTAGATACTATATCAGAGAACACTTCAGCCAATGGCGTAGCCATTGATGGCGTAACTATTAAAGACGGCAACGTTGGTGCAGCAGGCACCGCTACTAGTGTAGCAGGTATTCCTTTTTATACTGCTAACGATTCTATATATACTCACGATGTATCTGGTACAGATAATACCGCAGAAGCAAATGCGGCTTATGGAATTGGAGCTTTAGATGCAATTACTACTGGTGATTCTAATACTTCAATAGGTAATGGTACTTTAACAGGAAACACCACAGGTAGTTCAAATATTGCAATCGGAAAAGCGGCTATCAATGCCGCAGATACAGAATCAAACAACTTAGCTATTGGATTAAACGCACTTAGTGGTGCTGTAAATGGTGGTGAATACAACGTAGCTATTGGTAATCTAACTTTAGATGCTTTGACTTCAGGTGATGAAAATACAGCAATAGGTTATCAAGCAGGTAGTTCTCTTACAACTGCTAATCAAAATACTTTAGTTGGTAGGAAGGCAGGATTTGCTGTTACAGAAGCAAGTAATACAACTTGTGTTGGTAACAACGCTGGTGCTGGAATTACGACAGGTGCAAGAAATACAGTTTTAGGTAATGCGGCATTAGAAACTGCTGATACAGAAGGTGATAACCTTGCCATCGGATTTAACGCATTGAATGTAGTTAATAGTGGCGGTGAATACAATGTTGCTATAGGTAACTACGCATTAGACGCTGTGACTTCGGGTGACAATCATACTGCTATTGGCTATCAAGCTGGTTCTGCTTTAACTACTACAAACAACAATGTTTTTGTAGGTTATAAAGCCGGTGTTCTTGCAACTACTTGTGAAGATAATGTTTGTATAGGTATGGAAGCAGCAGCAGATGGTGTGTGGACTGGTGATGATAATGTTGTTATTGGAAAAAGAGCTGGTAAGGCATTTACTAGTGCTTATAATAATGTTTTAGTAGGAAAAGATGCAGGGCATTCAATTAGTACCGGTGGTGGTAATGTTTGTATTGGTAAGGCTTCAGGACAAGATCCGGGATCTACTCCTATAACAACCGGCACTGATAATATTTTTATAGGTAATGGTACTAATACACAAGCTAGTGATGGGGTTAATGCAATTGGCATAGGTACAAATTTTACAGTAGCAGCTAATAATTTTTCTTTTGGTAAACAAAGTAACGTGGTTTCAAATGTATTTACTTCAGATGCTAACTGGGCAAGAGCTTCAGACGAAAGACTTAAAACTAATATTACTAGTGTTTCATGGGATAGTTTAGATTTTATAAATGCTATTAGACCGGTAACCTTTACTTGGAAAAATTCAAACGCTGTGCCAACAGACATGGATGAATATGATGCTGATAAAAACCATATGGACACTACCACGGTAATTGATGGTTTAATTGCTCAAGAAGTAAAAACCGCAATGGATGCACACAACATGACTAATTTTAGTGGTTGGAAAACAAGCTCTTTAGGAACACAGACTTTATCTAAAGAAGCATTTGTGATACCATTAATAAAAGCTGTACAAGAACTATCTGCTAAAGTTAAGGCTTTAGAAGATGCATAATAAAATAACAGGAGAATAACATGACACACGCAAGTGACGCAACAAAAGCATGGGTATCAGCAATCCCTAAAAAAAATGCTGACGGGAATGTGATTGAATGGTCGGTACAATATAAGTACACCAAAGGTTCACATCCACACACATTCAGTGGTTCTGTTAAAATAGACACGCCATCAAAAGCACCTAGTGGTTACACTAAGGCTGAGATACTTGGACTATTTGACGTAGCTCATTGGGATGATATGTACAATAAGAAGTATACTGTATGGACTGCTACACCTGTAGTTGAAACTACTGATAGTAGTTTTGATGTTACATCTTTAAGCGATAGCTAAACACTAAGGATAAACTATGGCTCTTGGCTTTTCCTCTTTTGCTGATTTAACTTTTGGTTCTGCTGGTGATACCGAGAACTATGTANTTNTTACTGGNAACGCTTTAACNGCAGCTGTAGGTAATACAACCATAGCAGGTTTTGTNGATGTAGTAGCTGGAGGTAATCAAGTTACTTCTGCAAGTGGTTCAGCAACAATAACTGCTGGAGCAGTATTTACTGTTACTGGTAGTTCGATAACTGCCGCTATTGGTGACGTAGTTGTTACAGCTGACGCTAATTTTGCTGTTACTGGAAGTGGTGTAACTTTATCTTCTGGTACCGCAGTTGCAAAAGCGAATGCTAATGTTGCGGTAACTGGTAGTTTAATGGGCACAGTTGGCTCAGGATCCGTTACTATTGTAGCAAAAGCTAAAGTAGTACCAACAGGTTCTGGTGTAACAATAACAACAACTAGTGCTGGAGTTATTACTTGGAATGACATTATTCCAGGGGCAACTAACACATGGACAGAAATAGCAGCATAGGGTATAATTAATTATGGCATCATCATTCTCAACATCATTAAAATTAGAANAAATGGTAACTGGTGAAAAAGCCGGTTTATGGGGTACAGTTACTAATACTAATTTAGATCTAATCCAAGAAGCAGTAGGCGGTTATATTTCAATAGCGGTTACTAATGCTGATATAGTTACTACTATAGCAGACGGTGCTTCTTCTAATGGTCGTAATTTTGTAATCAAACTTACTGGTACTTTAGCCGCTAACAGAAATGTAACGGTTCCAGATTCAATAGAAAAAGCTTATATAGTTATTGATGCCACCGATAGATCATCTAGTCATTTTACATTAACTTTTAAGACAGCATCGGGCAGCGGGGTTACTTTACCGGTTGGTTCTACTTCTGTATTATATTCTGACGGCACTAACATTGTTAAGGCGTTGGTAGAAAAAGGTTATAAAACTACTACCACAGCGTACACTGCTGTAAACGGTGATCAAATATTTGTAGATACTTCTTCTACCGCAGTAACTATTACTTTACCGGCAAGTCCGGCAGTTGGTAATGAAGTACATTTTATAGATTCTAAACTTAGTTTTAATTCTAATAATTTAATTATTAATCGTAATAGTGAACCTATTAATGGTGCTGCTTCTAACTTAACGGTAAGTGAAAATGGTGAGTCTTTTACATTGGTTTACGCAAATTCCACTAAAGGTTGGATTTTTAAAACCAAGAAAGATTAAGGCATTATAAATGGCTCTTCTTGATTTCCAAATTTTACCAGGCATAGATAAACAAAACACTACTAAAGGTGCTGAGAATCGTTGGATCGATAGTGATAACGTGCGCTTTAGATATGGTCTACCAGAAAAAGTTGGTGGCTGGGCGTCTTTAGTTAATAGCAGTATTGTGGGTGTAGTTAGAAATCAACATTCTTTTGTAGATACCGATGGTAATAAATACATTGCTTTAGGTACCGATAAATTTTTACTATTATATTTTGAAGGACAGTTATATGACATCAGTCCTTATGACAGCACCCGTCAACAAACTAGCGCTACACTAGCAACAGTAAATACGTCAACCGCAATAACTATTACTACTGGTTCAGCACATGGTGCTGCAGTTGGTGATATTATAGAACTAGATTCAGTAACAATGCCTAGTGGTACCGGACTTAATGCTAACCTTTTTGAAAATAAAAAGTTTATGATAAACACTGTACCTAGTACTACTACGTTTACCATTACTTCTTCGGCTGCAGCAACAGCAACTATCTCAACCGGTGGTTCAACTACGGTTGAATTTTATTTTGTAGTTGGCCCACAAATACAAACTTATGGTTATGGTTGGGGTGTGTCTACTTGGGATGGATCAGTTTCTTCTGCAGCAACTACAACCTTAGATGGTTTATTAGCAGACAATGCTAATGGTACTGGTGGCTCAGGAACTAGTGTAGTTTTAACTAGCGGCACCGGTTTTCCTTCTGCAGGTACAATCTTAGTTGGTGGTACTGAGCTTATAACTTTTACTGGTAAATCAACACATACTTTAACTGGTTGTGTGCGTGGCGCATTAGGCTCGACACGATCAGCCCATAGCGATAATACGGCGGTTACTAATGCCACTGATTTTACTGCCTGGGGTACAGCAATTGCTGCAAACCAAGTAGACTTAGAACCAGGTAAATGGTCNTTAGATAATTTTGGTCAAGTGTTAGTTGCTACNGTAAAAAATGGTAAAACCTTTACTTGGAANGCTGGAGCCACGACACCTTTAACAGTAAGAGCGTCNCTAGCAACTAGTGGTTTTGAAACTAACAACAATCCTACTGCATCGAGGATAACGCTTATCTCNCCAACAACACGTCACTTAATTCATTTAGGTACGGAAACAACTATCGGTACAGCAAGTAGTCAAGATGAAATGTTTATACGTTTTTCTGGTAGTGAAGATATAAATACCTATGTTCCTACTTCTACTAATACTGCCGGTACGTTACGTATCCAAGATGGTACTAAAATTGTAGGTGCTTTAAAAACTAAAGAAGCTATTTTAATNTGGACNGATAATGCTTTGTATTCTATGAAGTTTGTTGGTGCACCTTTTATCTTTGGTATTGAACAAGTTGGTACTAACTGTGGTTTAGTTGGTAGCACTGCAGCTGTTGAGGTNGATGGGGTTGCTTATTGGATGAGTGCTAAAGGGTTTTTACTTTATGATGGTACTGTTAAAACTTTACCTTGTTCAGTTGAAGATGAGGTCTATGATAATATTGACACTACTAAGGGNCAACAAATAACTGCTGGTTTAAACAATCTNTATTCTGAAATAACTTGGTTTTATCCGGCTAACAGTGACTTTAACAATAAATCGGTAACTTATAATTATGCGGAATCAGCACAAGTACCTGGTGGTATTTGGTTTTTATCAAATGAAGCTAGGACTTCATGGATGGATGCTAATGTTTATACTAAACCGCATGCAACTAAATTTGACAATACTTTAACTGGAACGTTTCCAGTATTGTTAGGTGAAGAAGGTTTAGGTAAAACACAATATTTTCAACACGAGGTAGGTACTGATCAGACTAATGAAGATGGTACAGTAACAATAGTACCTTCTTATATACAATCTTATGATTTTGATTTACAAGGACAAGGTGGTTCAGGTGGTGATGTTTTTGTATCGGTAAGTAGATTTATACCAGATTTTAAAACTTTGGTAGGCACGGCTGATGTAAACCTAGCTTTAAAAAGATACCCTGCAGAAACAGAAACAACATCTAGTTATAGTCCTTTTACAATTAGTGCAACTACTGATAAAATAAATACTCGAGCCCGTGGTCGTTATGTAAATATAAAAATTGAAAACAATGACATTGCACAAAGTTGGCGTTATGGAACGTTGTCTTTAGATGTTAAACCGGACGGAGCTAGATAATGAGTAAGATAATAGTTAGAGTTCCTGAACCAAAAGAACAATATGAAATTACTACGCAAAGACAAATTAATAGAGCATTGACTGGTATTGTAGATCAATTAAATTCTACGTTTCAACAATCGTTAAAAGAAGAACAAGAACAATTAACCTGGTTTTTAAGTTAAATGGCTAATAGATATAAAAATGTAAAAGTAGATTTAACTACCACAAATGCTACCACACTGTATACAGTGCCGGCAGAAACAGTATCTGTAGTAAAATCTTTTATAGTCTCTAATGATGATGCAAGCAACGCGTGTGAAATTACCAGTAACCTTAACTAANGCTGCTGGCGCAGTATTTAGTTTATTTAAACAAAAAGATGTAGCTGCTAAGACTACAACAGAATTATTAACTCAACCCTTGATAGTAGATGAAAGTGAGATTATTAAAGTACAAGCAGAGAATGCTAATGACTTACACGTTATACTATCATTTTTAGAAATAAGCAGAGACTAAGGAGGTCATATGCCAACATTTAAAGAACCAGGATCAATAGGCTATTTATACGAA